CCACCACAGTCCATCTCGCTTACGCTCTGGTCTGATGCGTCTGGGACTCTCCAGCATCGTTGGAGACGGCTTCGGAACTGGGTCTTTCGGAGTTGACGGACCTTCCACGCCTCCGTCATTCCCCCCTGCTGGGACATACTACGACACGCAGTACGGTGTCGAGTATCCTATCGCAGAGGGAGGAGCGTATTTGATTAGCCCTGTGGACTCATCTCAAGTGCCTAATCAGGTCTGCGATGTTGACAGGGAACACGATGGCTCTGGTGGCATCGTGTACGATTGGGCTACGGCTACGAATGTTCAGTATAAGTCCGCTGGGACAACCTTCTACAATGCTGGAGGAGGAAGCAATACAGTCTATGTGACTGAACTTGGAGCATCCTATACTTCATATACTTGGAATAATCTCTATTATCAGCACGATGGGTTTGGTGGATATCAGTCGCCAGATGATGGTTCATACACAAGTGGCGGCACTATTTACGGAACATATGGTGACTACACCGATAATGGTGGCATCAATTTTGGTAGCACTCCGATAAGTTATACAGACTCTGGAGGTTTTTTTCAAAACTGGTATTATGTGTTTTTCTTGAAAGACGCAGTTGCTGATGGTTCTGGCTCATACACGATAAATACAAGTTCTTCTACTGGAGTGTATCCGTCTGGTTATGTTTTTTATAGTCATTCTAACTACACTAACATTAATGGGACTGATTATGAAAATGGGACTGGTGTTGAATATGCCTTTGACGGAACTAACGGATACAACAGCAACTCTGTGGGAAGTTATTATTCCTATGGCACATTCATCTTCAATGACGGAACGACTGACTACTACTGGGACGGCTCTGGCGGCTACTACACCTAATCTTTAATCTATGCTCATCACTATCATCATCTCGCTCACCCTTGGCTTCGCTGGCGGCTTCTACGCTGGTGTCAAGAACGCCAACTCGTCCAAGGTCAACAAGGCCAAGGACATCGCTGACCTCATCAAGAAGTAATGCCTAGTGAATACCTAAAGGACGGAGACATAGCGTTTGTCGGGCTTAACAGCCGTGACAATCCTTCTTCTCTGCCTCAAGGTATCGTCACTCAGTCGCAAAACTTCAGACTGGACAGGGGCGTTGCAACTGTCCGAAAGGGACTGCAACGAAAGACCATCGGGGCTTTGGTCGGTCAGACCATCTATGGTTGCGGCTCGTATCTTAACAGCACAGGACAGGAAATCTTCGTGTTCGTTGTTATGGACGGGCTGTACACATACAACCCGCAGACGGAGACTCTTTCTGCTAAGTTCATTTTTCCTGTAGGAGAAACAATCACGACTCAAGACGGGTGTGAGGTTATTCACGCTGTTGACAAGTTGTTCATCAGCAGGGGTCACGCAAAGCGTCCTTTGTACTGGGACTTTACATCAACTGTCCTTGTTATGAGTCCGATTGGAGGTGGCGGAACTGGACACAGATTCCCTAACTGCTCTGGTCTTCTTTACTACGCAAACAGAATCATCGCCCTTGGTGCAGACCACAGCGTAACGCTTCCAAGCACAAGAAGCAGGGACACAGTATCCGTGTCTAACTTCTTGGACTGGGAACATTGGGATTTGGTTGATGCTTTCACATTCAACAACGGCGGCAATGACGAAGTTGTTGCTGTAAGCCCTTGGACAATCAATGAGGCTCTGGTTCTGATGCGTAACAGCATTTACTATGCCTCGTTTGGAATCGACAGATATGTGACTGGAGACCCCCTTTCTACTGACGCATTCACAAAGACTCTTGTCACGGACATCGGCTGTATGGCTAAGAAGTCCGTTGTGCAAGCCAACGGCGGAATCGTGTTCCTGTCCGACAACGGAGTTTACTTCCTCCAGCCTTCGCAGGTCGGTGCTAATGACGCTATGCGTCTGCTGACAATCGCAGACCCTCTTTCAGCCCCCATTGACGATGTCATTCAGCGAATCAATCGTGCTTATGCTCACAGGGCTGTGGCTACCTATTGGAACAACAGGTATTATCTCGCAGTTCCGCTGGACGGCTCTAGCGACAACAATGCTGTTCTGGTATATAACTTTATTCTGAAGAACTGGGAGTCCGTGGATGTGTATCCGTCTGGGTTTGATGCCTTTGACTTTCTTATCGGCAAGAAGGACAATCAACGCAGGATGTACATCGTTGACTCCGACCAAGGGGTGTTCCTTGCGGAGCAACTGAACTGCGATGAATACGGCTCTAGCACTGGAGAACCAATCCTTCCTTTCTACCTTCCTGCCACATTATCCGCCCTTGCGTTCACACAAAACAACATTGTCGGAGTCCTAAAGACACGCAGATACACATTCAATACGCTTGGTGACAAGAGGTTCAGCACGGCTGAGACAGAAATGGTGTGCGATGCTGGAAGCCAGATTTCTACTGTGGCTGAGGCTTTCAATCCAGACGCAACAACCACAATTGATGTGTTCGGCTCTCAGTTCACGGAGGACTCCAAGCGTAGCGTTCCTATTAGAAAGATGGGTACAGGAATGCAACTTACTTTCACGACATCGAATCTGAGACCTTCGATTAGGTCTACATTCGTGTACGCAACATCTCAAATCAAGAACAATCAATCTAAATACTAATATGGCTCAATTTTCAAAAGGCGATACATTTGTTGACGGACAACAGGTGACTGGTGCTAGGCTCAATCAACTCGTTGACTCAGCAGTCTTGCTCATTGGTGCTATTACGGAGCAGACAACTATGGCGTCTAATGATGTCTCCAGCACCGACGGAATGCTCATCAATGACGGCGGAGTACTAAAAAAGACCACAGTCGGGGATGTGCTTAACAGCAACCTGCCTATCAAGACATCCTCTGTTACTGGAGGAACTGGAGTTGACTTGGTTCTAACCCCTGCGGCTGGACAGAAGGTTGACATCGATGGAAACATCGAGGCTGATGATATCAATGCCACGGACGACGTGTCTGTCGGTGGAGACTTGACAGTTACTGGAACATTGACAGTTACAGGCTCTTCTACGCTGACTGGAAATGTAATCGCAGACAACGGATTCACATCAAATGGAACCGCAAACTTCACTGGAGCCCTGCAAGTCAATGGAACTGTAGGTTATGTTCTTACTGAAGTGGTAGAGGAGAATATTCCAAATGCCACTGGTGCAACGGCTAACACCCTTCACAGCCTGTTCACATCCGCCTCTTATACCAAGCCTACAAATGAAATCTGGGCGTTTGAAGTGGAGGCTGTGTTGTTCGCACCTAACAACGGGACATATACTCACTACAGAATCACTGACTCATCTGACAGCACAAAGTATGTGTTGTCTTATTTTTACAACGCACATACATCTGGTTTGGAATATGTCAGTCATAGGTTTTTCATTGGAACTGGCACTTCTTACACAGGGACATTTGTCATTCGTGCTAAGTCAAATCAGACAAACATCAAGATTACCCCCACTGGGACTGAATTGACCACATCGTATCCAGACAACACAGAAGGAACAGTCGGCAAATTCAGAATCTACAAATACAGAACCGCTTGATGTTTCTCTCAGAACTAAAGTCCTTCGTAGCACAGCACCGCAACAAGGGGCGTGGGGAGGCTTTTGGTTTTGATGACATCACGACAGAGGTGTACTTAAAGTGGGCTTTTTCTCACGACTATCTTTTAGTAGATAGCAATGAGTCTGGTGTAACAGGAGTTGCTATTGTGTATCCTATTAAGTATTCCTACAATGACCCTGAGTCTATGTTTTGTTTCAAAGAAATCATCTCAAAAGACAAAGAGCATTTATATGAACTTTGCATTATGGATGTTGTCAGTTTGAACAGAAAATCACTTAAAAACTTAGTTTCTAAGTTCAAAACAAGATATCCTTATTGGCATAATGTAAAGAAATGGGCATTAAGATTTGGAAACCCAAAAGAAATTAATAACAAATACATAGAACTTTTATAACAATGGGAAGCAAAAAAGTAAGAGCACCCGCACCTAGGGACTATAAACAGGAAATGCTTGATACGCTTTCCGCACAGGAGGCTATTCAGCCCCGTCTTCTTGAATTAGAAAGACAGTACACTCCGTTATGGGCAGAGTCTCAAAGAATGAAGGCTCAGGCTTATTCTAATTCGATGATGGATTTCATCGGTGAGAACATTCCACGCTCTGCACAACTTACTCAGCAATACGCACTTGGTATGCAACCTGCGTTTTCTGCGATTGGAGCGTCAGCCAGAGGTGCTTATGAACAGTCTTTATCTCCTGAAACCAGAGGTATTCTTGCAATGCTTGGGAAACAGGCTCAGGATGACCTTTCAAGGGGAACTGCATTATCTGCCGAAGAAACCAGACTTTCGCAACAAGCGACAAGGGCGGCTATGGCGGCTAGGGGACTTCAAGGCGGCAATCAGGCTCTTGCGGCAGAGGTGTTGAACAATTACAATCTTGGTCAAGCAAGACAAAACAGAGCAAGGCAGTTTGCTGGAAGTGTTTATGGTATGGGAGAGCAATCAGCCTTGAACGCTTACAATATGTATGGAAGTCCGCTTCTTCAACAGACTGCGGCTCTTTCCCCTATGGGTATGTATGGTCTTAGTCGTACTGGAAATATTTTCAGACCTGAATCACAATACAATGCCGCCTTAATCACTGCAAACCGCAAAGAGCAGATGGACGCACAAATTGCCAACGCTCAAAGCAGGGCAAGCCTTACTGGTGGAATTCTCAAGGCGGTTGGAACTATTGGCGGTGCGGCAATAGGTGCTGGTCTTTTTTCTGGTGCATCTAGCGGACTATTTGGTGCTTCTGCCGCAACTAATTTTGGAGGTGCGGCTGGCTCTGCTGTAGGAATTGGAAGCCTTGAGGCAGGAGGTGCTTCTGGAATAATGTCTAATATGTACTCAAATACTGTTTAAACTATGGAATCTCCTTTTTCACAATATCAACAAGGCATTGAGGCTTCTACTGGAAACTTGGTTTCTGGTATGCAAGCAGTTGGGAACACATATTCTAGTGCATTAGAAAGTCTTGGGGAATCGCTTACCAAGGGCATAGAAAAATACCAACAGAACAAGGACATCAGAGAGACTGCAATTTCCAAGGGTGAGCAACTTGGTCAGCAAATCCAGATGTATTATAATATGCTGAAGCAAGACCCTGAGTTTGCTCCGTTTGCTGAAACAGTCCTTGGACCTCAGATTAAGGGTCTTTCAGGTCTTCAGGAAAAGAACCTCAATCAAGTTCTTGGAACTGTCGCTGGTGCTGAAAAAACTTGGACTGACTTCAGCCAGCAGTTCCAAACATATCAAGTAATCAAGAACAGGGAACTGAAGCGTGAAATCGAAAGAGGTCTTTCAAGCATTCCGAAGACAGAGACAATCGGGAAGAAGCGTATTGTAGCAAAAACTGCTTGGGATTGGTCACAGCCGCCTGAGACGAACATTAGGTCTTTCCAACAGAAACTGAAAGATGTCAACCCTGATGCCGATGTAGACACAGCGACTGATTTGTGGATTAAGGATATGCTCAGAGACATCGACACTGCTGTCTTTGAAGGAGTTCCTGAGACTCAGTATGGTTCAATCAGGTCTTTAATCAAAGACCAAGTTTCCAACGCACAAAAGGTGATTTCTTCTGTTAAGAGTGGAGTTCCTGTTCACTCCGTAGATTCTACTTTCTATTCGACAGGTCAAGACCCCTATACTGCCGCATTAGGAATGATGTCAGAAATCGGAATCGCACCTGCTTCAACAAGGTCAAGCGAGTCTGTTGCAAAGGATAGAATCAACAGAACAGGCATAACATTGCAGGTCAAGAACGCTCTCACTGGTGAAGTGGTTTCCGTTCAGAACAATCAGGCTTTCCCTTCTTGGTTCACGATGCCTGACCTTGGTCCTCTCGGTCTTCTTCCTCTTGGACCGATTGTTTCCGCAACTCCAAGCGTTCCTGCTCCTCCTTCTTCAACCCCTGCACCTGCGGCGGCAACCCCCCGTGTGTCTCCTCCTGCAACTCCTCCTGCGTCGGCTACCCCAGCA